CACGATCAACTTCCCCAACGTGGCCAAGATGTGGTCCCGGATGTGGGGGAGGAGCCGTGCGAACGCCGTGTGGCTGATCAACCAGGACGCGGAGCCGACGCTGTTCACGATGGCGTTCCCGAACGCCGCGGGCACCGTGCCGGCATACCTGCCCGCGAACTCCCTGGCCAACAGCCCCTACGGGACGCTGTTCGGCCGGCCGGTCATCCCCGTCGAGCAGTGCTCCACGGTGGGCGACGTGGGCGACATCGTGCTCGCTGACCTGTCGCAGTATCTGCTGATCGACAAGGGCGAGCCCAAGACCGACACCTCGATCCACGTGAAGTTCACGACTGACGAGATGGCGTTCCGGTTCGTCTACCGCGTGAACGGTGCCCCGACCTGGAAGAACGTGCTGACCCCGCACAAGGGCAGCAACACCCTGTCCCCGTTCGTCGCGCTCGCCGCCCGCTGATGATGCCTGACCGGAGGGAGGAGGTGACTCCCCCTCCGGACCATCCCCTGAATGCAAGGAGGATCCTGTCCATGAGTGCTGCTTTCTGCCTCCCCCAGGAGACGAAGCTCGTCACCGCGCTGAAGCCGCAGGCCGGTGCCGCGCTGACCGGCGCGTACGTCTCCGTCAAGAACTACGGCCGCGTGTTCGTCATGGTCGACGTCGACCAGGCGAACGCAGCCACCATGGCCATCTCGATCGAGCAGGCCTCCGCCGTCGCGGGCACGGGCTCGAAGGTCATTACGGTCGCCGTGCCCATCTGGGCGAACGAGGACTGTGCGACGAACGACACGCTGGTCCGGCAGACGGACGCGGTCAACTTCACGACCTCGGCTGCGGTCAAGGTCAAGAAGGTGGTGTTCGAGATCGACCCGGCGACCCTCGACCTCGCAGGCGGGTTCGACTGCCTGTGCGTGAAGACTGGCGCCTCGAACGCCGCGAACATCACGGCGGCCAGCTACATCCTGACCGCGCCCCGGTTCGCCGGAGCGACGCCTCCGTCCGCGGTCGTCGACTGATCCGAAGTCCGATTCCGGATTCGTCGAGATATCCCTGAACTGCAACCGCAGCGGCCCGGTGGAGGGCGACTTCCATCGGGCCGTGGCATGACCACGGGAGGCGACAACCCATGCGCGACGTCATCCGCGGTGCCATCACGGGCTCGGAGCCGATCACCACGGCCGAGGCGAAGCTGCAGGCCCGGATCGAAACGACGGCGGACGACGCACTGCTCGCTGTCCTGATCCCGGCCGTGCGTTCCGCTGCGGAGCAGTTCACGCGCCGGGCGCTCGTCGCCGGAAGCATCACGTACGCCGTCCGAGGAAACGACAAACCGGTCTGCCGGGACGCGCTGGCGCTGCCGTATGTGCCCGTGACGACGCTGGCGAGCCTTGCCTACATCTCGGCCTCCACAGGCGCCACGATCGCGCTGTCGGCGTCGGACTTCGTGCTGCGGAACTACGAGGGCTTCGCATTCGTCGCGCCGGTCGTGGGCGCGATGTGGCCCACCGATGCCGAAGAGGTCCGGGTGACCTACACCTGCGGGTACGCCCAGGCGGACGTGCCGGTGGACATCAAGCTGGCGCTGTTGCTGTCTGTGGCCGAGTGGTACGGCCAGCGCGAGGACATCGAGCAGCAGACGCTCGGCAAGGCGAGTCGCGCACTGCTGTCGCCATGGCGCGTGAAGTGGTTCGAATGATCCGCGCAGGGCAGTTCCGGTCCCGGATCGACCTCCAATCGAAGAGCGTCGCCTATGACTCCTACAACCAACCCATCGAGACCTGGAGCACAGCGAAGACCATATGGGCCGAGGTGATCACGGGCGGTGGTGGGGAGTTCTACGCGGCGCAGCGGCTGTACGCCGAGACTTCGGTCGTGTTCCGCATCCGGTACGACCCGAACGTCACATCTATCAACCGCGTGCAGTGGAACGGGCGCACATTCGAGGTCCTGAACGTCAACGACGTCGGGCTCGGACATGTCGAGATGCTGCTCACGGCCCGGGAGGTGGTGTGACGTGGACATGGAGGAGGCTGTCATGGCCTACCTGCTTGGCCGGACGGCATTGACCGCCCTGGTCGGCACCCGGATCCAGTTCGATGAGGAACCCCAGGGGTCTGCTTTGCCGGCCATCGTCATCCTCGACGTGAGCGACGTGAAGCACCGGGACCTTCTGGGCCAGACGAAGCTGGAGCAGCCGACCCGGCAGTTCTCCGTCCTGGCATACACGAAGTCCGCGGCCAAGGCGGTGGCCCGGCAGCTCAAGGCCGCGTTGTCCGACTACCACGGCACGCTGTCCGGCGTGGTCGTGCAGCGCATGGCGCTGATCACGGAGCATGGCGGAAGGCAATCGGTGGCGGAAGGACAGCCGCCACTCCATCGAATCGATCTCGAGTACGAGATCACCTACCTGAAGGAGGAATGACCCATGGGCAATCCGACCCATGCTTTCGGTACCACGTTCACCTGGAACAGCGCGGTCGTGGCGGGACTGTCGGCGATCAACGGCATCGAGCTGTCGGTCGACACGCTCGACGTGACCACGCACCAGTCGGCCAACTACTACAAGGAGGTCCTGCCGGGTCTGATCGACCCGGGCGAGGTGTCCTTGGAGGGCAACTTCGACTACACCGACACGGCGGGCCAGCAGGCCATGCTGACCGACCTGAACAGCCGCGTGTCGAGGACGGGCGTGATCACGTTCCCGGGTGCGACGGGCACGACCTGGACGTTCACGGGCTACCTGACGGGCCTCAAGATCGGCGACGCGGCGACGGACGGGACGATTCCCTTCACCGCCAAGATCAAGCCGACGGGCAAGCCCGCATTCGCGGTCGCGACTTCCGCCGGACTGACCACGCCGTTCTTCTCGGTCAACAACTCGGGCACGATCGTCCCGGTGGCGGCGCAGGCCACGTTGGAGTACACGATCACCTGGGCGACGGGCATCACGACCTTCACGATCACGCCCACCGCTGCAGCCGGCACCATCACGGTCACCGCGAACGGTGTGACCCAGACGGTCATCAGCGGCAACGCTTCGTCCGCCATCGCGCTCGGTGCCGCGACCTCCATGATCAACATGACGGTCGTCGTCCAGGAAAACGCGAAAGCTCCCAAGACCTATCTGTTCCACTGCGTCAGGCAGTAAGCCTGATCCGGATTGGATCTGCCTACTGACGCGAGGCATCTGCCTAATCGGCAGGAGAAAGCCGGGGAGGGGTCACTCCCTCTCCGGTGCCTCCCGTGCGTGCTTTCGGACTTGACTGTCTCCCGGACCGGAGCGTACATGGACTGGGCTTTCCTTGCCCGAAGGAGGACGCACGCATGAAGACCTTCGAGATGCAGCACGCACTGGACGAGAAGACGATCCAGAGACACTTCGGGGCGATCGTCGTCGAATCCCTGACCTTCGCCACTGGTGCCGACATCATCGCGGACGCCCGGGAAGTCGGGCTGGGCGGGTTCCATCTGGTCTGCCACAGTTCCCACCTGTTCCAGCTCCTGACCGAGATGCTGAACGCCGGCGCATCGGTCCTCGGCACCGGGCTCGTGGACCGCACGGTCTACGGTCCGGAGTACGAGACGATCGCCACGCTGAAGATCGGGGTCAATCCGGTCGAGGCGGAGCCTGATGGAACGGAGGCGGAATCATGACCTGGGATGCTGAACGATTCGAGGAAATGCTCCGCGCCCTTCTGCGCGGCGAGGTCGACATCGAGGACGTCTGCGGGGACATCGACCGCATCCACACGTTCGCAGAGGCCGGGGTCCTGACGAAGGACCGTGGACTCGTCGTCACGATGAGCGATGGGAAGCGGATCCACCTGACGATCCAGTAACGCCATACACGTCCGATTCCAATCAACACAATCCGCAGAGACGGCCGGGGAGGGAAACCTTTCCGGCCTCTCCAGTTCAAGGAGGTATTCCCCATGATCCCCTTCATCACGATCACGCTCGACCGTCCCCGCCGGCTCCGCTTCGGCATGTCGTCGATGCTGGAATTCGAAGGCGTCACGGGTCTGAAGCTCCGGGACCTGGACTCCGACCTGTCCATGGACGTCACGGCGAAACTGCTGTGGGTCATGCTGCGTCAGGACGAACCGACGCTGACGCTGGAACAGGTGTGCCTCCTCGTCGACGAACACGCCGCCTCGCTCACGGACATCATCACGGCGGTGAGTCAGGCGGTGTCCGCGGCATTCACCACGGGCGATGAACTCCCAAACGCTCCGGCCCCGGTCCAGAAGCCGGGGAGGAAGTAGCCGCGCCCCTCGACTTCACCCGGGAGTTCCGGCTCGGAGTCGGCGAGCTGGGGCTGCTGCCGGACCAGTTCTGGCGTCTGACCTACGCGGAGTTCATCGAGCTGTCGAAGGGGTTCCGTCGGCGCCAGACGCAGCGCGCGAACGAGCTGCTGTACCTCGCCTGGCATACGGAACTGTTCGCACGCCTGAAGCGGCTTCCACCGCTGGACAGCCTGCTCCGGGATGACGCGCCGCTCGCCCGGCACAAGCGCCAGACGGATGACGAGATGATGGCCCTGTGCAGAGTGCTCAACACCGCATTCGGCGGGGAGGAAGTGGAGGTCTGACGCATGGCGAGCGATCCCATCCGCATCGAGGGACTGGACACCCTGATCAAGGACCTGCAGAAGTTCGGGGACGACGCCATGCCGGCCCTGAAGACCGCATCCGACACGGCCGGCGAGCGCGTGCTGGGGCGCACGAGAGCCAAGGTACCCGTGCTGACCGGCAACCTGAAACTTCGCCTCGTGCTGAAGACGAAGGCCCTGAAGCCCGGAGACCCGTATACGTCCTGCCAGGTCACGTTCGGCCAGGGTGCTGCCTACGGTGTGCCGCTGGAGCTTGGACACCGGCTCGTGGTCCACGGTCGGATGTACGGCAAGGTGGAGCCGAAGCCGTTCCTTCGACCTGCTGCGGATGAGAGCCGGGAGGAAGTCGCGGAGCTCGTGACGAAGGCGATGGACAGGGAACTGGAGAGGCTGGGGGATAAGAAATGAGCAATGTGATCCGGTCCCTGATGATCCGGATCGGCGTCGACCTGTCGGAAGCCCAGAAGGGGTTCAAGCAGGCGTCGAAGGACCTGGAGAAGCTCGGCAAGTCCATGTCCTCGGCCGGCAG